AAGGCAAGTAATAAGTAGTTGCCCCTTCTTTAAGGTAGATGGTAGTAGGCCGATTGGTTGCCGGCTTATTGACATAAGTTGCTAGATCAGTGAAGTTGGATGTCCTACCCCCATAGTGATTGAATACCACAACCGTTGAAGTAGATGGCATTGAGGTAGTAATGGTACTACCCACCAGGTACTCATAGCCTAGCTTTACTTCTACTGATTGCGAGAATTGACCGGCACCCTGCTCCGCTGCAAAGGTCGATACCAGGTAATTGCGGATGATGCTATCTAGCTCAAAGATGCCCCTATTATTGGTAGGGTTGGGGTATAGCTTTGAGGTGAATCTTAGTATGCTATTGATCCTAACTTCAGCGATGTACTTGAAGTTGAGCTTTGCGGTGTCAACCGAATAGGCATCGTATACCACCCACACCAGTGGATCGTTTGCGCTGCTATAAGTTGGAGGTGTTGTTTCTATTGTCATTTTGTTAAATTGTTAATGATGTCTACTTTGAATGCGATACCTAGTTCCTTCTCTGCCAGGGCCTTAATAATATTTATTGCCGGCTCAGTAAATTTGCGTGGCCTTATACCATACTTCTTTATTGCATAAGCCTTGCCTACTGCTGCCTGTGTGGATGCGTCTAGTATATCGCCCCCACGTTTTTCCCTTGCAGTGATCTTATACTTTCCAAGTCCAGTGGGTGCGCTGCTCTTACCTTCTCGCTTAAGCCAATCTTTCAAGCTCTTTACCATCTCCCCCTTTGGATCTACTCCCCTAGTCTTAAACTTAAATGGACTATTGGTATCATTGTCCCATCCACTTACTCCCTTATCCTGGTAAGAGAAGTATTCGTATGCTGATATGTTTACACTGATCAGTTCACCCGATTGCTCTAACTTCCCTGGTATAATATTGTCTTGCAGCTTTCCAGTACTTGATACATCCTTCTTATCCATCTCATCTGCCAGTACTTGGGCAAATGACTTACCTAAGAAAACAATGGTATCCTTTATGTCCGTTAATTCGGGCTTACTGTAATTGGACTTATCCTCCCCTAGATTAATAATATCGTCAAGTACCTGGTGCATTACTTACTCATGTTCTTTTCGTATTGTTGTTTGCTCTTTAGATAACTTAGGTCATTGAGTGCTTGAATGATGGGCAGATCATAGGCCTGGTCCATTGTGATACCTTCAAAGTCTGCCACTTGCCGGGCCGAGAATATCCATCCATAACGGTCCACAAATGGATGTGGTGGCTCCGGCTTCACCGTTGGATCCACTATCTCATCGGCATCAAACAATCCCTCGTATGACTTAACCAGTGTATTGATTGACTCGATGTATACAAGTACATAAGGAAGTATATGCCTTATGTTGCTCTTTAGTGAAACTTGCGCATCCTTGGCATGGTCAGTGCCATGGATCATGGTGGCAGCAATCAAGTGCAGTGATTCAATGATCCCTCCTTTCATCCAGTGGATGGTTTCGATAAATTGACCTAGGGTAATACTCGATGCATCGGTGTTGAGTTTAGTAGAGTACCAAAGGGGATGGATAGAGCTTTGCAGTAGTATAGCTGCCTTGTCTATTTTAGTCATGAACTGCTTAGGTGACATCTTGTCTACCTTGCTAGTAGGTAAACCAAATGTATGGCATACTGTATAGGCAGCCTTATCCACATCATCGATATTGATGGACTCCGTAACATTATAGATCAGTTGGTAAGTTGATACCTTCATACCTATAAGTGTCAAAAATCAAGTGTTTATTTCTGCGGTGGGTAAAATAGTTTAGTAATCATCCAGGTCGCTACCACCAAGCAGTGAGTAATTACCCGATCCTTCATACTGAGATAGCTTGTTCAGGGCCACATAGCGGATGGCATCAATGGCATGGTTAAATCCATCAATGGGTTGGTTAAGGCTCTTACCACTTGAATCGGTTAGCCATTTATAGTTCCTTAGTTCTTTGATTATGTTAAGGCTTCTATTGGTCACAAAGATGGAATACTGTTGCAGCCGGTCAATAGAGTTCTTTATGCTATCCGGTCCCTTCTTGGCTGGCTCTACTAAGTAACCGGCATTACTTAGGTCCTTGATGCTTTTAGGCTCGGCACTATCTGCCACGATGCATGCCGATGGTGATACATTCATATTCTTTAGCAGGGTAATAATGTCAGAGTTGGTGAGCTTAGTTTGGTAGATATGCTCATCAATGTAGATGGCTCCATTGTACCGGTAGATGGAAACTAAAGCCGTAGGATCATTCGAAAATCCCCAGTCAAGACCATAAGATATAAATTCAGCAGACTTGGGTATCTCATTGACCTGTTGCCAATTATCGAATACTGCACCTTGCAGTGATCCCTGTTCTCCAAGTCCATAGACCTTGTACCAGTTAGACCAAAATGGGGAAGTACCTGCCTTCTCCTTTGCCTTTAATATAAAGTTAAGGGCAGACTCCGGACACGCTTCATTGTCAAGGTAGTTGATGGTAAGAAAGTCAACATCACTATCATTGATAAGTTCCTCATTGAACCAAAAGCTATTGGTTGGATTCCAATCCAGGTATACTCCTTGCTTGGTCCTAGAAGCAAGTTCGGTGTAAGCATGAAAGGTCATGTTATTACACTCGTTCATGTAGAGGTAATCCCTTCTAGCTCCCCTTAGCTTTGCATCATTGTCAGCCGAGAAAAATTCAATCTGCGATCCATTGGCGAAAGTGTACTTAAAGTCCGTTGCATTCCACCGATCGGAAAACCATCGGTTAGTTTCTGCCATGATCTTCTTAAAGTCTTTCATGGCTCCACGCTTAAGGTGGGGAATGGATTCAGCAACTACGGATATTTCGGTGTAGGGAGTTTTGATAGCGATGTTTGCAAGGACCGGCAGGATCCCAAATGTTTTGCCTGCACTGGTGCCACCTTGAATGCCCTTGACAAACTTGTCAAGGGCTTGGATTTTCTTTATGGCAGTTGTTTTGACAAATGCCACTAATCAAAAAATGGTTGTTCTTTTATATCAAGGGCTTTCATATCTACTAGGTTGTTAAGTCTTTGGGTGATAGATGGATTATAGATCCCAGCCATACCTCCTTCAATCTGATCCTGGCGAATTATCTTTCTTATGCGCGAGCAGATAGTGGCATAGTCACCATATCTTTCATCTTTATTGCTGAAATAATCCCCTAAATCATTAATGACTCCCAATCTAAAACAGTAGTTCTCAAAGCCTTCTAGAGTTAATGGCTTCTCTTTTTTCCTGTCTACTTCTTTACCTTGCCCACCTACCCAATCGGTAACAGTAAAGGCATCTGATTTCACCTGGTCACAATACTTACCAAATAACTCCCACATGATCTCAGGTGTTTCAACTTTCTTAGGCACTCCCATTACTTACTCTTTTTACTTGGTTTAATAACTACTTCAACATTATCCTGGTAATTCTCATACACAAACTTAACCAGTGACTGGTTACACTCCTGGCATCCATAGATGGTGAAATGCCTATCAGCATCTATCACCTTTGCCATTGATTGAAATGTCTTTAGTTCGCTATCACTTGGATGGATGTCGATACCTGCATTGATGCGCTCTAGTAAGAATGCATTTGCGATCAAAAATTCATTATTCATATTTTACTTTTTACTTCTTTTTTAGCCTCTCGTACTGTTCTAAATATCGATGAGGTAGGTATTCCGGTGTATTCTGATACCAGGGCATAGGTTCCTAGTTCTGCATACAGCTCCAGTATCTTTGCCTTGTACCAGTATATTTTTTCAATAGGCAAATAAAACAGCTCGCTTGTTTCGTATGGCACATCAATGAATGCATCTGTTGAATCCTCTCTGATTCCTATCTGCTTAGTGAAGGAATTAGATTCTCTAAGCTGCGAAATGTTCCAGATCATCGTTGCCACATATCCTCTTAACTTCCCCCTATTGTGTAAGTCCGTAATAACATCCTGGTCCTTAGTGAGCAGCTCCAAAAAAACATGCTGCTTAATATCCTCCTGTAACCTGGTCGGCCTTACCTTGGCTATTGTAGCAGCCAGTTCCTTTGATTGGTAGATCTCGGTAAGGATGTCATTTGAACTCACTTTGGCAAGTTAATTAATAAAAGTGCTTTGCAATTAAAATAATTAAACAATAGATTATAATTTAGGTACAACAGTATTTTATAATTTGTAATGGTTTGCGGTGAATAACAATACTATTCTACGCAGATTTGCAATGATTAATTCGGTATTTCCGAATTTGTAGTAATCAGGACAGGATTCGAACCTGTATATCCAATGTTAGGACGCCTCTAAAGAAGAGTGGTGGTCAACTAGGAATGGGAACTTTATCTCTTTTGGTGTCATGATTTTATAGTTTTAATGTTTCTTAAATGTCGCAAAAACCTATCATTAGTGCCTTATATGCCACATTATGCATGATATATCCAGCAAAATTCATGCAATATGTAAAGCAATAACTTGTCTTTTCGTAAAATGTTACAATATGCGCAGTATAACTACTGAATTTGGCACAATTACACTTCTAAGATTGGCATTTTATATGCGGCCAAAACTCAATTAAATGTTATTATTTGGCAAAGTATAATGTAGACTGAATCACTATAAAATGGCGGTAATGGTGAAAATGTGCCGAATTATAGTCATTAATTTATCGCTCATTAAAACCTTGTTTATCAATCATAGTTTATTTGTCAGGTTAAAGCTGACTATATTACTATGAATAATTCGCATATAAGCCAAAATTGGGTGTATATACGAATGTTTGTAGCGCATATAAGCTAGTTATGTGCCATTTTTTCGGACAGCGTACACATTATCGGCTTCTTCTTTTGTATTATAAGCACCTATTGATGATAGTCTGTTATTTATCTTAATTCTTACTATCCATTTTTTTATTATTTCACCAAAAGAAACGCCTTCAACAGTTTGTTCTGTTTTATCTCTACGTTTAGTTTGTCTAAATGAATTTCCGTAATTTAATCCTGCCATAATTTGAATAAAAACGGCACATAACAAGGGTTTTGCGTAATAGCCCTATCAAGTGTCGTGGTTAATTTTAAGTTTCTACTAAGGGCTACTACGCAAAGCCCCGATACGTTATAAAACATTAAAACGATTTTATAACATGGTATATAAAGCAAGTGGGCGAGTGGTGCACAGCCTTTCAACTGTAAGCCTATTTTCACACTCTTGTAAACTTGCAAGTCTTCCTTCTTAACCCACCTGCTTATATACCAATACCGTTATAGGTAATTACTCAACCATATCAAAATCAATCCTATTATCATTCATTAACTCTCTTAATTTATCCCTTACCTCATCCAGTTCCTTGTCTTTGTATTTAATTTCGCTTCTTAACCATACATCAAAATCCCACAAGGTGCTATACATTTTTAGTGCTTTTGTATGCAGTTCAAATTCTTGGTTATCTTCAGGAAGATTAAATTCTAATATTGCTTTCATATTTATTTTTTAAGTGATTCATGTATTTCAAATCCCGTATTGGTAAATATTTTTAATAAAGCAATCATAGATTTTTCCATTTGCTCCATTATTTCATCCTTAGAAAAAAATTTCTCCTTATAGGTTTCTTGGTCATCTTCTAGCAATAATTTTATTTCAATATCTGCGCAAAAAATTGCTATGGTTTCCGATAATGTAATTCCTTTCATATATAATTTATTTTAGATAAACACCAAACACACATCAAATACACGTATAAAATCCTCTGAAACCTTTATCCAGTATGGATATACACCAAATACATCGATTTACACCGGTATAATTCCCGATACTAAATATTCTATTATTATTATTATATTTTTAACTCTATAGAAATACACTGTATATGGTGTATATCCACGCCCAGCATGGGTTTAAAATACATATGGCACGTGTATTTGCGTGTATTTGAATTACACTTTGATGTATTTCCCATGCCCCAAAAGTTTAAATTGTGAACTAAATTGCTTTTGCCTGATAGCAGTTTCAAATCTTCTTGCCGGCAAATTCAGCTTTACACAAATTGCATCAGCATCCTTTTTATTAAACTCCCCATCCGGCAATGCTTGGTAAAGCAATTCTAAGGGTGCTGGCAGCCCTGTAGTTGCCTCGGCTGTCAATGTGCTTAC